TTGCCGTTGCCTCGGCTGATATGGTCGTGGCCATGCAGGCTGGTGCCGGCCGCTGTGACGTCTTCGGTGAAATCAGCGCCGCCTTCGATCTTGATGGTTTTGCCCTTGCCACCTTTACCGCTCATACCGCCCTCAAAGGAAAGCGCACCTTTGACCAGAAAATTGCCGGAGCAGGTGGTTTGATCGGCGTCGAGCAAGACCGTGGTGGATTTAACCGTGGCGGTTTTGGTTTGTACCGTGACGGAACCGGGCGCTAAGATCAGCACGTTTGCGCCGTCAGGCAGTTCTGCTTTGAGCGCGTGCGTGGCGTGGTCATAGCTGATGCTGGCGCCATCGGGGTAGTTGCGCTGGTGGTTGGCTGGATTGTCGCTGGGTGCCGGCGCTGCGTTTGAATACAAGCCGCGCAATACCACGCCTTGGGCTGGGTCGCCGCTGGGGCAGAGCAACATCACTTGTTCGCCGTTGGTCGGTGGATTCCAGTCGCGTGTTTCACCCGCTGCGAGGGCGAACCAGGGCAACCAATCCGTTTCCAATTGGCCGCTGGAGACGCGGCAGGTGGGTGGTTTGCTGGTGGGATCGACCGCCATGATCACGCCTTTGCGGATCATGTTCAGGATGAGGCGGCGGAGTTCGTTGGTATCCATAGCCGCATGTTGCCGGGCATGGATGTGCGAGGCGAGCAGCGGTGAATGTGCTCGCGATGGGGACAGACGGCGGGGTCTGCGATCCTCTAAAAAATTGGCCCGCTAGATTGCCTGCGGGCCTGATGCATTACCTTCGACTTATGCCGGCGCACATGCTTCGAGTGGCGCTTGCTCGACATGAGGGGGGGCTTTTTGGCGCGCTTGCCAAAGGTCGTAAGCTGTTTGGCCAGCTAGCCAGACGTCAGCCCGGCCACCACGTTCTATACCCAACCAAGCTTCGATGCGTAGTGCCATTTCGGGCGAAATGGCTGCGTGCTCGTTAAGCACACGTGACAACGCGGAACGCGTGACGCCGAGCTGCTGAGCTGCTTGCGTGACGGTCAGCCCGAGCGCAGGCAAGACATCCTCACGCAGCGTCGCGCCGGGGTGCGGTGGATTGAACATGCGACTCATGAAAACTCCTAGTGATAATCCTGATAATCGACGAGTACGGCATCGGGGCCTTCGAAGCGAAACGTCAACCGCCAGTTGCCATTGACCCACACCGAAAAATGCCCTTCCAAATCATCGTGCAAAGGATGGAACTTCCAGCCCGGCACGTTCATATCGGCAGGGGCAATTGCGGCGTCGAGTTGCCGTAACTGGCGGGCAAGCTTCGAAGCATGGTGCGGTTGGATACCCGCCTTGCTGCCTTTCTCGAAGAAATCACGCAAGCCTTTATGCAGGAAATGTTTGATCATAGTTGGTCATTGTATTCTGTAACGGCACGCTACACAACTGGCTCTAGAATTTCGTCATCGAAGCGTTTTTTCTTCTTACGATCAGGGCGCGCCGAAATGATGCGGATCACTTTGGTGAATTGGACGAGCGCGGGAGCAGTCGACGAGTTCTTCGAACTAAATAGAATTCAGAGGCTCGGCCGGTGTCTTGTCTCTGACTTGATTGAAAACCTCGAAATCCTCGTTCGTGAGGTTGATCTTGCAGCTCAACGCCGAGAGGGCGTCGCCCAGGCGAATGCGCGTCTCTGGCGTGATGCCGGTATTTCGCGCGAATTCGATCTTGCCGCGCGCTCGCGCAACTGCCCCTAACGCCTCAGTGATGATGCGGATATCGTCACTTTCGAGCGACTCGATTAGATAGGCGGCGATGGTTTCATCATCCGTCAGAAATTCTGCCGCGTCATACGGTATCGTTTCAACGCCCATATTTCAATCCTCCAGCTCCACCGCGATACGTTTCGCTTGTGCGCTGTCATTTTCCTGTAAGCGAATTATTTGCATAGATAAGACGTCAGCAGAGGCATTTGGTGTAGTTCGCTTACGTATTTGCCATATTGTATTCCCGTAAATTATGAGATCAGCTGAGACAGTAGTCGGTTTTGAATCATTTCCCGCTCGGCCTCGGTGAAGCCGAGCAGCACGCGCGCCGGATAGGTATATTCGGGGCCGCCTGGAGCGACAGGCTCGCGTTCGCCAAATTGATGGATGCGGGCAATACTGGCGACCCGATCGGTGAATCCAATGGCGAGACTTGTGCTGTCCGCTTCGATCTTGAGAAAGCGGGCGGTGCGGAGTTTCACAAACATGGCGGTGCGCTTGATGCGGCCCTGTTTGTCGCGCAGTTTCTTGCCGCCCTTGGCGGTGCGATTTTTGCGCGTAGTGTATGTGCTGCCGTCTGGGTTGTGCTGTGCCGCAATCCTGGCTTGCTGGCTACGTCGTAGCACACGTGCAATGTCGAGCAAGGCGGTGCGCCTGGCGCTGGGTGAGAGTCGCGCAAGCAGGGCATCAGCCCATTGCTCCAGGGCATGTAGCTCGTCCATTACGGCGTCGTCCACTGCTCGTTGGAGTCATCGACGTGTGTGATAGTGCGCGTGCCGCTGGCATCGACTGACACGATCACGCTTTCCGTCAATTGCAGCTTGATCGCCAAGTCGCTGGTGGTGTCGTTCAGGATATCGACTTCAAAACTGATGCCGGTGTTACGCAAATCCCGATTGGTTACCAGATCGGGTTGATACGCTTTGACCCATTCGATCAGCGCGACAAAGATACGGTCTGGTTCGCCCGCGAAGTCGAGCAAGATCAGGTTGAGCTGGTAGCGGTACTCAAAAGACGGCGAGGGGCCACCGGTCGCGGCGATGATGCCGGCATCGGCAAACACCAGAAGCTTGTCCGGGTTAGTGGCGAGCGGTGGATAGGCGGTGACGAGCGCCGCGCGTAGGTTGGCGGGTTTAATCATGGGCGGCTGTTGCGGCAGAGTCAGATGCCGTTTGGGCCTGGCATGCGACGATGCCGTCGACCACGGCCGCGCACTCGGCCCAGGCCGATTCAGTCTGATCCAGCGCGTGCCGCAGTTCGCCGTTAGTCTGCGGCGCTGTCGCTGGCAGCGTGCAGGGCGTCACCGGGGCGCATGCGTTCAAGGTAAGCTGCGGCGCCGGTATAAGCGGGGTGCTGGTGCAGGCGGATAACATCGTCAGGCAAAACAGTAGCGGCCCAGCGGGCCAGGTCGGCGTTGTCATGTTGCAGTCTCTGAAATTCGGCGTCGCGAGCCGAGAGTGCGGAACGGGCCGCTGTGCGGTCGTGTTCGAGCTGGGCGAGTTGAGCGGTATCGCGTACCGACTTGGCATTGAGCTGACGGATGGTCTCGTCGCGGTCGGTATTGCCCCGTTGCGCTTGTTGCGCGAGTTGCTGGGCACTGGCGAGCTGGGTGCGCAACAGGTAGATATAGCCCCCGGCGAGGAGTGTTGCCACGATGGCGCATAGGGCCATGCGTAGGAAATTCATGTTGCCGATTCCGTATCGGCTTGCGTGTCACCAACAGGGACTTGCTGCGCGGCGAATTTCGCATAGGCCTGCGCGAGCTTCGCATCGTACAGATTGGCGGCATAATCCGGGCCGTTATAGCCTTTGGCGAATACCGCCCATTTCTTCGCCTTTAACGCCGCCAACAAGCCGGGGTCAGCCTTGATAAAGCGCACAAAGGCATCGAGCTGGTGTGCTTCGCTGGCTTCCATACAGGCGACGAAGTCGTCAATACTGGCGTAACCGAGCCTGTCCCAGTGGTAGCCCATGATTTGGAATGCGCCCCAACTTGCCGATTCGTCGGCGGCTGCCGTGTCGATCAGTTCAGCCGAGGCGAGGCGGACATACTCGGCAACGCCGCCTTGATACCCGCCTCGCGCTTGGTTGACGATATTGGGTTGGGCTAGAGCCAAGGGGGCTGGATCGATGCCACGCTGTGCCAGGCGCTTATAAAACACATGCCGCTCGAACAGAATCGCCGGCCGGTCATCATTCGGCAGAAAGCCACAGCCACGCGATTCCACCTGGTTGACGGCGCGTACGATTGTCACGGGAAGTCCGAGCGTGCTCGCGGCTTGCATCAAGTCGGCATCGCTCAAATGCTTGGGGTGCTTGGTGCCGTGTAGCGCCATTTCCGTCTTTGGACCAACCAGGCCATCGACTACCAGACCGCGATCGCGTTGCAAGGCCATCACGGCGGTTTCGGTTGCCTGGTCGAACACATGCGTGATCGCAACGGTGTAGCCAGCGCGCGTCAGGCGTCGTTGCAGCAATTCAACGTTGCCACCTTGATCATTGAGTTTTAGAACCATCATTCACTCCTGAATAGCTGCGCCATGTCGCCACGAGCGCGAAACACAAAGACACACAACAAAATTTCTCGGCAGGCATCGAGCAGGCCGATACGATCCGGGTGCAGCAACAAGCTGATGGCGGACCCGCCCAGTACAACGAGCAGAAGCCAGGCGAGCCAGCACACATGGCGGCGATGCGAGGCACCATGCTTGCGCCGTACCAGCACATACACGGCTGCTATCAGGTACACCACAGCCAGCACCACGTCTAAGGCGTGGTTGTGCAGCAGGTCAAGCATCTCAGTCTCCCTTTTTAAACAGCGCGAGCAGGTCGAACGACTTCACCCGTTCGATGAGTTGCAGTGTGATGGTGATGACCAGCGCCGCCGCAAAAAATCCCGCAATTCCGGTCGAATGAATCGGGGTTGCGTTCACGACCTCGGGGGCCGCGAGATAGCCCGCCACGAATGAAATCAGCATGTAGGCGCAGCGTTTGGCAATCGACAGGTCTTTGGACGTGACGACGACCAGGGCCGCGCCCGTGAAGGCACCGATCAACGCGTTGCCATCGATGCCGGGAATCAGTCCGGCTAAGCCCACAGCGGTGGCGACAGACAAGGTGGCGGTACTGGGTTCGGCCATGGCAGCTCCTGGTTTAGTCAAATAATTGCAAGAGCGGCCGTGTCGGGGTGATGCCCGTCAGCTCGGGCAACTCGACCGCCAAACCGTGCGGCAACACGGGGTCGTAATCGGCAAGCCCGGCATTGGCTTCGAGTACCGCTTCGACGGTGCCGTCCGTGCGCCCGTAGTGACGCCAGCACAGCGCGTCGACGGTGTCGCCTTGTTGTGCGATTACGGTGCTCATCAGATCAGTTCGACGGTATT